TTACAAGTCAACATTTCTTCATCATCAAAATCAAACAATGAAATCAAAGCTGCTCTACGAATACCTCCACTCAATACAGCATCAGCTAAATGACAAAGAATGTCGTGACACTCTAAAGGTGTAAGTTTTTCACCTGATTTTTTACGATCAAGAATCAACTGAACTTGAAACAATACTTCTTTTAAAGGATCTGGTCCTGGTGCTTTACCTCCTGCTGTTACCAATTGTTCTCCTTTAGGCCTAATGTCTCTAAAGTCAAAACGAGGACGAGCTCCACCTTTCAAATATGCTTTCATCAACATGTGAACAGCATCTGCCCATCCTTCAATAGAATCGTTAATTAAATAACGTTTTTCGCGTGTAGGAACTTTAATTTCGGGTAACTTATCAACATGATGACTTTGCACAGAAAATCCAACTCCACATCCACTAAGCAGTAAAAACATAGTTTCACTAAAGCTTCTAAAATCATCAACAGGTAAGAATGAACAGTTAAACATTCTAGCGTTGTTGATTTCAGCAGGTTTTCCGGCAAATTGTAAACTTCTCATTGAAGGAAGAACTTTTTTATCGTAAACCATTTTGTAAACTTCTTCAATTTCATTTTTCAATTGAGGAAATCTATTCAAATGCATTGATTTGTTTCTGTCTACTATTTCTTCCCAAGTTTCGCGACGGGATTTTTCAGGAATGTGACGAGCATACTTCATGTATGTTGTGATGTCTGATAATATACTTTGTGATGTGTTCATAATCTTATTTTTGGGTCTATAAATATTCTTAAATTAAATTGAATCTGAAAAGACTGAAAGCTGATTTCGAAGTTTTAAAATGTCTGAATTGTCCCAGTCTTCTGATTTAGTAGGTTGGGTGAAAGTTTTAGTAGGCGAAAGATCTACACCTTCATTGTTGTCATTTAAATCAATGTGTCCTGTAGTTGTGTCTACTTTAGCATTGTAAGTAAGTCCATCCATTCCATAACGATTTTTCATTACGTGAAGTCTTCCTGTTCCATTTACTTTGTCTTCTTTTTTTCTTGACAAAGACAAACAAAAGTCAGAAATCATAATTTTATCATAGCTACCAGCTGCTTTGTCTCCTTGAATAATGTCATCTTGAGCACCTGCTCTGTTTACTTGACTTACACTCCAAATAGGAATGTTTAAGTCTCTTGCTAAACCTTTTGTAGCTACATAAACATCATCAATTTCGTCTTTTCTGTCAAAGCTTCTTTTTGGAGATCTCAATAAGTCAATGTAGTCAATAATAACTAAGTCAGGAGATATGTCTATGTCTTTTAACTTTTGAATGTGAGACTCTAAAGTTTGAATAGTTGCTTTTCCCATACTAAATTCTTTTACAACCAATTTACCTTCTAGTCTGTTGATTTCGTTTTCAATTTTCTTTCTGTGTAAATGAATTTGGTTAACACTTTCATTAGCAAAATAAGCATCAAATCGTTTACCTACATAAACTTCACCCAATTCTAAAGTATAATAAACTACATTAAATCCCATTTTTACAGCATGTCCTGCAATAGCTACCATCATCCAACTTTTACCACCACCAGGATTACCAAAAACTAAACCTAAGTCTCCTCCTCCTAAACCTCCCATAAGAAGTTTATTGATGTCATCCCAAGGAGTTGGAACAATTTCTCTAGCATCTGGTCTGTATCTTGATTCAACATCTTTAGTGTATTCATGACCAATGTTTTTGTCCATTCCTGCTTTTAAAGCACTGTCAATCAACGATCTAATGTCATCATACATTCCTGAGTTCAACAAATCTACACTAGTAAGCAATGCTTTTTTCAATTGTTGATTTTTACAAAAATTACTGAATTCTTGTCTTACATAATCAGCATCACTGTTTTCTATTCTGTAAGATTCTCGTAATTGTTCAATTACGTTAGTTTTCAACAACTCATTATCTAATTTTTTAACTTCAATTTGTAAAGCTTCTAAAGTAGGACTTGTATGATACTGGTCAAAATATTTTAGTGTTCTTGTAACAATCCATTGTAAAGACGAATTATCAAAATATTCTTCTTGAATTGTATCTCTAATGTTTAGTAAGAACTCTTTGTTTGTTAAGAGCTGATTGATTACCTTGAGTTGAAAAGGCAACCCGTACTGCGACAACTTATTAAATGAAACCATAACTTTTATTATAATGTAATAAACTATTTTTTAGAAACCATAAGATGAGTAAAAACGTTTACCAACCAATTTTCTACATTTGGAATACTATTACCCAATAAATCTTGCTGATACATAGTAAGAAATTTACTTTTATCCATTGTGCTTTTAGGTTGAGATATTAAATCTTCTAATTCTAAAATCATCATACTAGACAAATTAGGATTGTGTAAATCCATTAATTTTTCATTAATTTTTAATTGGTGGCTAAACATACTAATAGCCTCATACATTGTTCCTTTTTCTTGTTGACTTTTTTCTAAAATGTCTTTTAAATTAACAATATTAGATTCTTGCAATTCTGGAAAGTTTTTAATTAATTTTTTAGGACCTAACTTAGGAACTCCAGGAACGTTGTCACTAGCATCTCCCAACAAAATTTTAACTTGAAGATAATTTTGAGGTGTAACTCCATATTCTTCTTTTACTTTGTCAACATCATAAAATTTCTTTTTAGTAGGGCTGTAAATAGTTATTTTATCATTTACAAGTTGTAAAAAGTCTTGGTCAGAAGACATTATAACTACATCATTATTTTCTTGAAATTTTGTGGCAAGATAGCCAATAGTATCGTCAGCCTCTACTCGGTCAATAGCTACCATATCTAAAGGAAGACATTGTAAATATTCCACGAGTCTTAACAACTGATTTTCTATTGATTCACTTTCTTCTTCTTGATTAGTAAAGCCGTCAAAGTTAGTTATTCGTTTTAATTTTCGAGTTCCTTTATAGTCAGGATACAAGTTTTTCTTGTTTTGAGTTGAGCCTTCTCCTTCAAAAACAATAATAACTCTTGTAGGATTAATGTGTTTAATAGCAAATCCTACTGATTTTAGAAAACCAGTAAGACCTCCAATGTGGTTGCCTTTAGGATTGATATGATTAATAATAGCAAAACTACGTAAAAACGTATTCATTGCATCAATGAGTAATACCTTAGGTTGCAAAACAGGCTTTTCAGCCTGTCTTGCTTTACTAAGTTTATCAATTATCGCTTGAAAATCTGGATCCATTATTCTTCATCATTTAGGGCCAGCACACTATTTCTACTTTCATCCCAATCTGACAAATCTTCTACCACATTGAAGTCTCCTGAACCTAAAATAGTCATCCATTCTGCTTTGTGTTCTTTCTTGTAAGAATCTAGTGCTTTTGGATCATCATCAATAAATCCGTGAACTGTCATTATTGTAGTTCCTTTAGTAGTTACACCAGTAATGTGATTTTTATCACAAGAAATTTTAGTTCGTTTAGCAAACTCAACATCTTTACCATCTTTAGTAGCTTTCAATTTACTTGTTCCACTGTTAGTAACATTTCCAAAAGTAATAACTAAACTACTATCAAAGAACATTGAATCTCCACCCTTATTTCTCATTTTAGGCTGACTCATTGGTGTTTCTGCTGGGCTAACCCATACTTTATTGATTGCTACTAAACTATTTGTGTAGGCACTGTTGCTCTTCCTACTCATAATAATTTTTTGGTTAATAAAGTTACCAAATTGTTGAGACATAGCACCAGCATTCCACATAGGATTGTTTTTGTTTGCTTCAACACTCATTCTACTTGGAACTGAACCAATTGAATCCCACAAAAACAATAAATCATAAGGCAATCTACCTTTTGCTTGTTCGTCTAACAAATCAGCAACAAAACTAGCTACATCTTCAATAGTATTGAGTGTGCTTCGGTCATTGTAAATGAAAAAACCATTGTAATCTGTTACTTCACCTGTTGATTCATCTACAACGTCTTCAATTTGAAATCCCATTTGTTTAGCATGATCCCAGTTCCATTTCATTTCTGTAATAATGAATACAGGTAAAATGCCCATTTTCTGTGCTGAAACAGCGGCTTCAATCAATGCTGTAGTTTTACCAGTATCACTATGGCCACGCAACAAAGTTATGTGGCCCATAGGAACACCAGGTAACGAAAGAACATCCTGGAAAGCTGCACTTAGTGGAATCCAACGCTGAGATTTAAAAGTAACACTAGTATTACTTAAAAACTTTGACTTTTTAAATGACTCAAGGTCAAAGTTTCCTTTGACTGCTTGAGAAATAGCGTCTGTTAATTTCTTTTTAGCCATAATTTATTAGAAAGGCAAGTCGTTGTCATCATCTTCTACAAATGGAGATTTTGATGATTTAGCATCACTAAACAAAGCGTCAAATTCATCTTCGTTAAAGTTTGAAGCTTTTTTCTTTGAAGCAGGAGTAGAATAATTTGTAACTACTGGAGTTGTTGGTGTTTCCTCTTCTTCTTCAGTTTCTTCTACTTCACTTTCTGGATTCAACCAAGTCAACAAAAGATTTTTCATTTCGTCGTATTCGTATTTTTTATACAGACTCAAAATTTCAGGTTGTTCACTCAACCACATTTTTGCTTGTGATGAATTTTCACTCAATGGAGTAATTTTAGTGCGAGGACGAACTGTAGATTTGTTGTATTTAGTTCCTGTTACTTCAGGTCCTACAGTTTCAATAGTCAAATCACGACCTTCATAAATGTCTGAAAAGTCCCCAATATCTTCGTCTGCTACCATGCTCAACAATTCAAGATAAGTTTCTTTTCCAAATTCCCACAAACGCACACCTTTTTCTTCTTCACCCCTAACAATTACAGGAGCAAATACTCGCATTTTAGGTTCGATTTTTTTAGCAAGTTGCCAATTTTCTTTTTCACTGGACTTACGAAGTTGACTAGCAAATTCTACAATAGGATCTTTATCACCAAAGTTGGTCAAAGCAATCATTGAACGATTAGCTACACCATAGTGAAAATACACCTCTTTAAAAGGATTTGATTTGTCAAACTTACTAGGAACAATACGAATAAGTGTTTTTCCTACTGAAGGTTTCCAGAAATTTTTTGCTCTTTCTTCTTTGTTTTGAGAGCCACCCTTCTTGTTTTGAAGAGTATTCAAGCGATTTTTAATTTGATTGATATCCATAACAATTTTTTATTTACGTAATTAATATAATAAAACAAAAGCTAAAAGCCAATTATATGTAAACTATTTTGTGAATTTTAGTTTCAATAATTCTTAAATCAGGGCCTTGAGTTAATAATACACTATTTCTGTAGTCAATCCAATTTACTTTATATTGATTGTCTAATACTCCCTCATTTAGTTGCTTAATTAAAGTATTTAAAGCGTTGATAGTGTATAAGGTATTTGATTCTTTTTTACGATGTAATAAAATGGTGTTTTCTGGAATTTCACTTACTGAATTTTCTGTGTCTATGTTGTAAGTAATTAAATATTCAGTTGTTTGGGGACTTTCCAAAATAAACATTTTATCATACATTATTGCATAACGAGACGTTATTCCAGCAATAGTGTCTAATAAACGATTTGGGGCTGTGAATGAGCACAGTAACTTATTCTTCATGTCAATACTATTGATAAATATAGAAGGAATATTATAAACCATAATCCAACCCCCTTTTTATCTTTGTAGTATAACCTGTTGATTCTAATAATTGTTTTATAGCAGTTATCAATTCTACTCCATCTTCTTTACTAAAATCTACTAAAATTGAATCATATGTGTAAAGAACTACTTTACTCTTCTTTGTTTCTAAATAATCTAATACCTTTGTAACTAACTCTACATTGCTTTTGGTTTCTAAAGACTGAACATAATAGTTAAATATTTTTGTTGGACTAAGTTCATCTTGTTTGTGGAGTATTCTGCCTGTAGCCAATTTTACTTGATTTTCTTGTTGGTAAATCAACCACATTTTTTTAATTAGTCCATTGACTTGTCTAAAGAAATCCTTGTTCCTGTATTCTTCTTTAATGCCGCCGTAGATGTTTTTAAACGTAATTTCTTTAGCTTCTTCTTTCGTCGTGTCCAAAAGTAACGCCAAATCATTATAGGGATCACTGCTGAAACTATAATTGAATAAATGGCCAATAAGTGAAGGGTGATAAGCTGTAAAATCATATTCTATAAAATAATCGTTGTCGGGAATAAACACATTTCTCGCGCCGTTTTCTTTGGGAAGCGCGGCGAAATTAATGTTGTTGAATGCGTTGCTCGGTCTTGTAGTAATATTGTAAAGATTATACAAAGTGTGAATTTTATTTTTGTTGATGCTATAATCGTCAAATGTAGGTTCAAAAAAATGATTGAATTTAGTTGGACTAATTTTAATGCCTTCTTGTTCTATTCTTTTAAATACACTAGTATAATCATTGTCAAACCAAGTTAATGGTCTAAAATTCATGTGTTGTTTTATTTGATTAAATATATTGTCCCACTTTTCTAAGTGTTTAGCAATAGGAATAATACTATTTAAATTGTTTCTAAAATAATGTTCTCTGTAATAATGTGTGTGAGCAGGTGTGTCGAATTCACCTACTTTAAACGTTTTATTGATTTTATTTAAAATGTTAAATTGTATGTCTGTTGTTTTAATTGTGTTTGGTAAAAAATAATCGTGAAATTTTTTATCTAAAACATAAATAAGTTTGTGTTTACTTAAAAATTCCAACACATCATTCCACTCTAAATTAAATGTTTCACTATGATTAATTGGAAAAATGTGGCCTTTGCTATTCAAACAATGATAGTATACTGCTACTACATTATTAAATTTAGGATGAAAGTTATCGTTGTTAGAAATTATTTGAACAAAACAAGAATCTTCACAGTATTCTTGTAGTCTTTCTAATTGATTTTTTGTTTCTATAATAGCATGCATAACCTTTATTTATATAATAAAAAAAGGCTTGGTAAAAACCAAGCCTCTTATTTTATC